GTAAATCCGTTGAAGAAGTCAGTATGGCATTGGCCAAAGGATTCTCTGGACAAACTACAGCACTATCAAGATTAGGCGCAGGATTAGATAAAACCACCCTTGCTAGTGGTGACATGAATAAAATCATGGATGAACTGCAAAACAAGTTCTCTGGACAAGCTCAGGCCAGATTAGACACTTATGCCGGTAAAATGGATCAATTCAGAGTTGCATCTGCAAATGCATCTGAGGCTATTGGCAAAGGCATATTAAACGCTTTAAGCGCAATAGGTAAAGATAAAAACCTAGAAGCTGCAACTACTGCCATAGAAAACTTTGGAACTTCTATTGCTAATGTTATTACTGGCTTGGGGGTTATGTTAGGTAAATTAACTAGCATTGCTCAAAACTCTGGATTAACCAAATTATTGGGATTTATAGCCAATACTTCACTTATAGGTTTAATAGCCAAATTAGGTGCTAGGGCTAGTGCTGATTTTAATGCTCCATCATCTAATTTCCAGTATTCGCTTGGTGCTAACGCCGGTGTTGAATTAGCAAAAATGCAGGAATTAAAAGCACGAAAGGCTTTAATTACTACATTAAAAGCTGAGGCCGATCTAAAGAAATTAAAAGACAAATATGATCTAGAACGCATTAGTTTGATGGCTGCTCTTAATCAAGCCACAGATGACGAAACCAAATTACGATTGGCTGAGAAATTAGCCATCCTTGATGGTAATGCTGCAATGGCTCAAAAATATCTAGCAGATCTAGAAGCAACTAATTCAACCACTCAATTAGCTAACGCAATGAATCAAACTGCAAATGATATATTAACCGCTGGCCAAATGATTTTATTAGGTTTAGGCCTGAACCCATCTCAAATGGTTGGTAGTACAATTTCTGGTACTGCTATTGCTGGTTTTCCTGATATTAGAAATTTAGCAAATGTGGCATTAAATAATTCTAATTTTGGTACTAGCCCAGAAGCAATGGGATTGGGATTAGCACTTGGCTTTACGCCAGGCTCAACAAACATGGCTGCTCCAACCGAGGCACCACCAATTAACTTACAATTAGTAGTTGATGGGTCAGCATTCGCCACAGCTGTGCAATCTGCTCAATTAACCAATAATCGAAATGGAATTACTACTGTACCTGCTGGCCAAGGGTTCTAATGGCAGTACCATCCGTCAAAGCAATAATTAATTTCTCGACTGGAGCATCCTTTGCCCAGGCAATGGTTTTGGATTCAGGTTTATTAGATACAAACATTTTGTCCGATTCAACAGCTGTAATTGTTGATGTATCCAATCAATTAGATTCTATTACTACCCAACGAGGTCGTAATGCTCAGGCGGATCAATTTCAAACTGGCACAATGTCAATGCGTATTGTTGATCAGAATGGTGATTTCAACCCACAAAATACTGCTAGTCCTTATTACGGTTTGCTAAATCCAATGCGTAAGGTGCAAATAAGCGCATCTTACTTAGGAGTAACTTATCCAATTTTTTCAGGGTTCATTACAGGATATAACACCACTACTCCTAAATATGTAGGTGATGTGGTTTATACAACCATTACAGCTGTAGATGCTATGCGTTTATTAAATAACGCCTTAGTAACCACAGTCACAGGCGCGGTTGCAGGTGAAGATACTGGTACACGCATTGGTCGTGTATTGGATCAAATTAGCTGGCCAATATCAATGAGATCTATTGCCACAGGTCAGACCACAGTCCAAGCAGATCCTGGAACTACTAGAAGCGCATTAGCGGCATGTTCAACTTTAGAGCTAACCGAATATGGTGCGTTTTATATTGATCCAAGCGGTGTGGTAACTTTCAAAAATCGCAATTATTGCACTACAAGCGTTTCAGGCACGCCAATTTATTTTAATGATAACGGCACAAACATTTCTTATTTTAACGCTTTATGGGTATTAAATGATGCCCAGGTAGTAAATCAGGCAAGCATTACAGCTACTGGATTAGCGACTCAAACTGCTATTAACCAAGCATCAATAGATAAATTTTTTGTTCATTCCTATACTCAAACCGATCTATTGATGCAGACTACAACTGATGCTTTAAATAATGCCCAAGCTTATGTGGCTAGCAGGGCTGAAACCAGCATTAGATGTGATGCCATTACCCTAGATCTTTATACAGATAATTATACGGCTGGGATTACAGCTGCTTTAGACCTTGATTATTTTGACCCAATTAGCATAACTACCACCCAACCCGGTACCGGGGCTACAACTTCAAGTATTATTAAAACTTTTCAAGTTTTTGGAGTTCAACACCAAATAACTCCAAATTCATGGAAAGCGACATTTACGACATTAGAGCCTATAATAGATGGATTCATATTGGATTCTAGTTTATATGGGTTGCTAGATACCAATACGCTAAGTTACTAAGGAGAAAAATGGCAAAACAAACGTTCACTACAGGGCAGGTTCTTACGGCTGCGCAGATGTCTTCACTGCAGCAGACTGCTATGGGTGGTGGTTCGCCTGTAGTTAAAACCGCTTCTTATGTATTAGTTGCTGCCGATGCTGGCACAGTAATTCAAATGAACTCAGCATCATCAACAACAATTACAGTTAATACAGCATTGTTTGCAGCTGGAGATTCTGTTCAAATACAGAATATAGGAGCAGGTGTTTGCACAATAACAGCCGGTACTGCAACAGTTACTACTAGCGGATCTTTAGCATTATCACAATGGGAAGGTGGATTTTTATATTTCACTTCCGCGAGCGCATCTATATTTTTTGATTACACACAAACAGGTGCAGTATCACCATTGACAACCAAAGGTGACATTTGGGGTTACAGCACTTTAGATGCTCGCATTCCTATTGGCACAAATAACCAAGTTTTAACGGCAGATTCAACGCAAGCACTTGGGTTAAAATGGGCTGCCGCTGGCAGTATGACCTTGTTATCAACAACAACTTTATCAGGCACAGTTACAACAGTATCTAGCATTGATCAAACCTATAAAGACTTGCTTGTGACAGTAAGCAACGCCACTTGGAATACATCCGATGATGCTATTGCGTTTTACACAAATGTTTCTAGTGTTACATCTTTTGTAAAACTTACAAACACAGCAGTTTCAGCAACTAACCTCAGCACAAATGTTGGCGATTTTAGCGATGGTGTGGAAAATTACCTCAGAACAGGTGGTAATAATTTTACATCATTTTTGATTCAAGATTATGCTGCAACAACTCGTTACAAAACTTTTCAAGCATATTCAATTTATCAAGGCACTACAAATAATGGCAGACGTGCTTGTTTATTCGGTGGCTTTGCAACAAATACCGCAATTAGTTCTGTCAGTTTCAAAATTTCTAGCAATGAAGTTCAAACCGCTGGCACAATGAGAATATACGGAGTTAACTAATGTCAAAATCAACTAGACCAACAGTGAGAATCCACAACCAAGAAACTGATGAAGTTATTGATCGTGAAATGAACGATCAAGAGTTAGCAAAATATAATGCAGATCAGACAGCAAATGCAATTGCTAAAGCAGAAGCCGAAGCAAAGATTACTGCTAAAGCCGCTTTGTTAAAGAAATTAGGAATTACCGAAGCTGAGGCGGAGTTATTACTTGCCTAATACATCACAAAAAACAGTAAATACTACAGCTACATTATTGGTTACGGCCAATAGAGCAGATCAATTGGTTTATTTGCATTCATCATCTGGGACTATTTATCTTGGTAATTCAGATGTAACCACATCAACTGGTTACCGCATGGATAATGGCGATAAGTTAACTATGCAATTATCTGATAATGAAGCTCTTTATGGAATAGTTTCATCCGGTACTGCAATCATGATGGTGATGGCAACAGTAAATTGAAGCCATGGTTATGCAAGGCTGGCGTACAGCTAAGAGAGCAGATCGATGATTGGTTCCCGGATCGGGATCGTAAAAGTGATGGATGGGTGGGTGATAGTCGCCATTCCGCGAGAATCTCTGATCACAATCCAGACAGCACCGGATGTGTACGAGCCATTGATATTGATTCTGACCTGGGTACACAAAAGGGGCTCTCGCTCTATCTTGCTGACCAGCTCAGGGATCATGCGGAAACCGATAAACGCATTTCTTACATAATACATAAAGGCAAAATAGCAAGTCCTAAAGCTGGATGGGCATGGCGTGATTACAAAGGTATTAACATGCACGATCACCACATACACATCAGCTTTAGCAAACTGGGCGATCAAGATAGTACCTACTTTCAAATTCCACTTATAGGGGGAAAAATATGAAATTATCAAAGAAATCACAAGCAGCACTTAAATCATATTTGAGAGCTGTAGCAGCATCTGGACTTACAGTTGCACTTGCTATTGCGGGCAACATTAAGCCGGAATACTCTGTCCTTCTTGGAGCATTGGTTGCTCCCCTAATCAAAGCCTTAGATCCTAAAGATACCGATCTTGGTGTGAATGCTGCATAGTGTCAGCAAACGATTGGGTTGGTTTAGGCGTTGGAATAAGCGCAATACTGACCAGTTTATTAGTGGGTCTACGCTGGGTTATTAAATCTTATCTGGCTGAGTTAAAACCTAATGGTGGGGCATCTATAAAGGATCAAATGAATCGTTTGGAAAAGCGTGTCGATGATCTCTTTATTTTAATTAGTAAGTCATAATTTTAATATGGCGAACACACGCAAGACTCCTAAGCGCAAGAAGATCAATAGGCGTATCGTTCGCCATTCTCCTGAGCCGTTAAGTAAGTTAGATCAACACTATTCGGCTTTGCATGAATGTTATAAAGCAGCTCGGAAAGCAGGGTTCACACCTGAACACGCCTTCTGGTTAATGACCGAGCATAAGACTTTTCCTGATTGGATCGTAGGCGATGGCGGGATCATTCCTTCCATAGATCCAACTGACGATGAGGATAACGATTAAGCGATATTTAGTTATCAGCGATCTTCAAGTACCCTACCAACATGAAACGGCCGTTAAGAATGTTATCAAGTTTGCTAAGCGTGAGAGATTTGATAGCGTATTATGCGTTGGTGATGAGATTGACTTTCAAACCATTAGCCGATGGGCTGAGAAAACACCTTTGGCTTATCAACAAACTTTGGATGATGATCGTTCGGCAACTCAGGAGATTCTCTGGGCTCTAACCGAGCATAGTAAAGAAGCTCATATTATTAGATCCAATCACACGGATCGCCTATACAACACCCTTCTTAAAGTACCTGGCTTAATCAGCCTTCCCGAATTACAGTATTCAAAGTTCATGGATTTTGAATCAATGGGAATTACATTCCACAAACAATTCTTTGAATTTGAAAAGGGTTGGATATTGGCACATGGAGATGAAGCAAACATAAGTTCCAACGCTGGACAGACTGCCCTTAATTTAGCCAAGAGGGCTGGTAAGAGCGTAGTTTGTGGCCATACCCATAGACTAGGTATGTCAGCCTACTCAGAGGGCTTATATGGGGCTTACAGGCCTTTATATGGCATAGAAGCAGGCAACCTTATGAACCGGGCAAAGGCTAGTTACACCAAAGGCCTTGCAAACTGGCAAATGGGCATAGTTATCCTTGACTGGGATGGCAAGAATATGACACCAACAATGATTCCTATTAACAAAGATGGCTCATTTATAGCTCTAGGTAGATCGTATGGAATGTGAAAGCGACTATATCGAACGCACGATTGATGATCATATCGATGCGTTTGAGGCTCTCAGTGTTATCTAATCGTTATAAGACACGCCAAAAATAATTACCCAAAGGTCATTGCTTTAGGTCATACTTTATGTATTCCACACACAGGGTGTGGATAGATAAGGGCTAACATGACACTAAAAGAAGCTGGTCTATGGTGGATAGCAACTATGGTTGCAATCATCTGGGCTTATGGAATGTTTGAAAATGCAAAGCAAACTCATTACTGGCGCGGCCGTAAAGACGGCTGGGATATGCACAGACGAATGATTGACAATAAGACAAATGCCGACAACAACTGAAAAGCTGTTTAGTGAAGTCATTAGTACAATCCAAGAGCGCGGTGCGGTCTATGGACATCCAGCGATCAATCACAAAAGAATTGCTGATCTGTGGAGTGCCTATCTCGATTACCCTATCCAGCCACACCAGGCAGCTCTATGTATGGCGTTGGTCAAGATCGCTCGGCTTAGTGAAACTCCATCCCATGAAGATTCACTCAAAGACTTGCTTGCCTACTGTGCAATCAGTAAAACTGTGTACGATGCACAAACAGATGCAGACTTTGGATGGGAGATAGATAGTGG